GGGACGGACGGTAATCAGTCCTTCATCTGTATTCAGTTCTTGAAAAAAGAGATGTATGTTGTGTATGCGCTATCACGTTTGACTGAACATTAGATATGCAATGGTAAACCACAAGTTTAAAATCGCTATGTTTTTGCATATGCTCACATATGCTCAAAAGTGGCTTAATTCCTACGTTTTTTACACTTTCATTGTGCATGGCAATATCACGGCAAATCAACTTTTTGCCCCTAAATTGCCCCCTAAAAATACCATTCTACTTCAAAATCTCATTGACTTTGTTCTGGATCATAGTTGGATCATATCCTGCTGCCTTGAGCCTGTCAACACGCTCCTGACCATTGCCCCATTTGCCTGCTATGACTTCGTGTGCCACAGCGTTGATGATCTTGTCCTCTGACATCTGTGAAGCCTTGACGAGCTTGTTGACCGCTGCCTGCACCTTGTTGTAATCATATCCAGCCTTTGTCAATCTGCTCTTGCGATCAGCACCGTTGCCCCAGCGGCCAACCAAGACTTCCCTTGCGATCGTATTGATGCTCTTCTTGCCGGCTGTCGGCTTTGCAAGTACGGATACGGCTCTTCTGCCTGCCAGCTTATTCCAGCTCGCTGCACTGATATAAGCCTTATTGAGATCAAGGCTGCCGCTGTAACCTGAGAGCTTACCGACAGATGTGTACTGACGGATAAGGCAGTTATAAGCTCCCTCATTCCACGGACGTCCCTGATATCCTGTCTGTTCATAGTCCGGATACTGAGCAACCCACAGACCATAGCCACACCGTTTCACTGCATCCATGGCACTCTTCTGGATGTAGATCAGTGGCTTGATGCCGGTCTTCTGATATACATAATTGCACCACTTGAGACACCATTCAAGATCATTCTTGCCAAACTGAGGGTTATTCTTTGCCTCCCAGTCAAGGACAAGGATGGCTTTGCCAATATACTTCTTGCAGTATGCCAGGAAGTAGTCAGCCTCTTTCTGCGGATCTCCGCCATTTGCATAGTGGTATGCACCCAGCAGCTTCTTTTTCTTCAAAATAGCATCACAATGCGCTGCAAAGTATCTGTTCTTGTAGTCTGTTCCCTCTGTCGCTTTGATTATACAAAAGTCAAACGGCACTTTAGCAAGGTTGATGCCTGCATCACCCTGCCATGCACTGATGTCTATACCATTCATTTCTCATCACGCTCCTTCTCTATGTCTCCACCTCTGTAAAACCTCTTAAATATTTCAATCAGATAGTCCCATCCTCTAGTACATATGAATGCAATTATAAAAGCACCAAAGAATACAGCTACAGGGTAATACCATAGCAACCGAACATCAAAATATGATAATGCTACAAACAAGCATATCTCACATATGATGAGACTTGTTATAAGGACCTGAAAAGAGGTTGGAATCTTCTTCAGTATTCCAACCTCTTTGGTAAACTCTGTGATAACTGTGATCAGTGTGCAAATCGCTGCAACAACTAATAATAAAATTGCTAACTTATCCATAATTATATCTCCTTCCTATTCCTGATCATGTGCCGCTTTATTCAGGTATTCTTCCATCTTGTCTATTGCCTCTGTGACTGGTCCATTACAGCCAAGTTCCTTGAGACCTTTAAGGCAAGCAAGTGTGCCATATGTAAGCAAACACTGTTCTTCTTTCATCTTCTTGATCTCTGCATCCTGCTTATTTTGCCTTGCATACCACTTATATATTGATATGAGTAAACCACCTATCACCATCAGTGCTCCAAGCACCTTACCTACTTCGATGATGGTGTTAGTGTCTATATACACTTACACCACACCCCCAGTCATAGCTGATGCCGGAGCTATACAGACGAGCACCATCACTATTGAACCTTTTGTAGGAGCCTCATTGCTGGCAGTTACCGAAAAAGTGCAAGTTCCGTCTTTTATTGTGTATTCATAACCCCTAAATGTACATCCGCTGGAAATACTCTTCACAACACCTATCACCGCATTGGTTCCGGCTGGCACAGTAAAAGTCTGGGTATCAGTCGATTCTATCGGCAGAGAGCCCTCTGTGAATGTGAATTTCTGGCTGAACGCTTTAGATATAACCCTGCCTGCGCACGCTATCTTCGTTACCTTTACAAGTTCTGCCTCATTTGCATCAGCCTTTTTGCTTGCACTTGTAGCTGTGGAATATGCATCTTCCGCACGGTCGTTTGCAGCGCCAGCATCTGAAAGCGCATTTTTTGCGATATTGTTCGCATCGCTCGCCTCGCCCATGGCTCTTGAGGCCACATTAAATGCGCTCTGAACGTCGTTCTTTACCACCTGTATTCTTTCGTCTACTTCAGAGGTGGTATATACATCTCTTAACCCTGCCTTGTCTTCAAAACAAGGCAGAATAGGAGCTTCTGCTACTGGATCCCCTACTGTAAATCCTGTTATAGGCACAGTCCAGAGTGGCATATCAGCTATTCTATCCATTCCAATCGTCCCGACTACATAATTAGGCTTGGCAGGTGAATCCGCTACTGCGTCCCCTTTTATAATTACCAAAGTCATAGCCTCAAGGCCATCATCATCTATTGTGTACCTTGCCACTATCCTATCGATTCTATTATAGCCTGCCGCACCACTCTCAATCGCCATGTCCTCATATTCCACTGGGAGGATCCTTGCGTGACATCCCTGAAACAATATATCACAAGGCATTATCCTTATAGTATTAGCGTCAATCACCTGCGGCTCACTATATCTGCCCGACAAAAAGCCGTCATTTCCCCAGGCAGCCATGTTTAACGCCCTGTCGTCTGCGCTTGTAACATGGGGTTTTCCTGTTTTACCGGTAATTATCTTCATATTATTCATACCACCTTTCTCTTACACTGAATACTCAATGTCTATGCTGTTATCATCTATCTTAGCTATGATATTTGTGATCTGTCTTTTTACGCTTACTCCTGTAAACTTCTCTGTGCCACCTGTGATGTCTCCTATTTGCATCGCCATGTCTGGCAGAGTCATATCCAGACGGTCTGCATTCAGCTCCTGAAGTCGTGCTATACCTCCGGATTTAAGCTCATCCATATCTGCCGCTGAGCTATAATCATACACAGCGGTTCTTTCTTCAAAGCCTTTGAATACCTGTGTATCCGTTATATTTCCTCTTTTATCAACATACAAATGCACCACCTGTCTATCTTTGAGCTCTCCTTGTCCAAGACAAATAAGATGATTATATCTGTTCTTGATCTGCGTGATATTGTAATTAATGTCAGATCTCATGCAGTCTTTATCCTCTGTATAGTCATGAGGCTCAACACAGCTCATAGTCACCATGCCATTTAATATTGTGATTCTTAATATCTTGTTCTGCGCTGATATAAGTGCACATATTCCATCGTAGAGACTTATATATCTATTAAACTGATATGATAATATGTTCCATGACTCACCTGTCATTCTATAAATGCTGCTAAGTCCAGCCTCTTCAATGAGCTTGTTGATCACTGTAACTGCATCACCTGATACTATCTTATAATCTTCTCCTTGAGGCGGTTCGATTATCTTATCACACAAGATGCCTCTGAGATTCCGGCCGGTATATCTTATCTCCCTATCTGCAGTGACAACACCTATCTTATCTACTATCCCGCCATATTCGGTACCATTGATATACCACCATGATCCAGCCTGTAAGATATTATTGTCTTGAGCAACTGTTATCTCAAAATCCTTATTAACAGCAACATCCACATCTGCTGAAAAGTAATGCAATGAGCCCATCTCTTCCCGCTGTGCATTAGTGTATATGAGTTTTACCATTTGGGTTCGCCCCTTTCGTGAATCAGCGTCAGTTCAAAATCCATCTTACTGTTCCAAGACACTGTATGATATCCAGGTTCTATTTTTTGAAACACATCATAAACCCTATCTCTGTATCTATACATGTTATGCTCATAGCCATTTGCACTAACTAAAGTTATTGTGTCAGAAACTGTGTCAATAACAAGCAACTCTCCTGATGTAACTGTACAATTCACGCTGTATCTATGATTATCTATGTATATACACGGATCAATCACAGGTCCGATTATCCTTAATCTAAAATCGCAGCTTTTGATGTCATCCACATCTATTCGATGTCGATTGTCCAGTCCTCTACTATAATCATACTCATAGTCATAGTCGTAACCCTTGCCTGTATCTGTCGCATTATCATGCAAGAATTTAATTGTTTCCAACTTACGCCAGGAACCCTTATCTGCGACTATCTTAAGCGACAGATTCATCGTCGTATTAGTGTCTAAGTAATTACTTTTTGCAGAGCTGAACACATAACATTCAAGATAGTAGTCTCCTATATAGAGCTTTCCTTTCTGTTCTGCTATGATGTCTTTCTCGCAGACTTCATACAGTCTATTCTTAATATCAATACATCTCTTCTTACTTTCTGCTGATATAACAACAGGGATGGTCTTTGAGACCACCCCTGTTCTGAAATTTTCGGCACGGTTCCTGCTGCTATCGTATGTATATTCGTAGTTTCTGAGATCGTTTGAGTTGGCAAAGATACCCTTCTTACCGAACTCTATAGTCTCACCTAAGTGATTCACATATCTAAGCTGTTCAAGCATTCGCCTTCACCATCCTTCCAAACTCCCTGCCGTCTATCTTTAGTCTTACCCCATCCGTCAAAGCTTTCACTATCAGGTCATACAGATTATCATCTATATGTTTAATGATCTCCAATATCTTATACAGTACATTCAAACACTCTGAGTCATCTCCCACAGGTGTTCCACCTGTTATATCTGCCATATCCTCCGCTACTTTCTTGATCCAGCCGGTGTTCTGCTCAAGTGGCACTACAGCCTCAGCTCCATTACCCTCAAGGATACCAACCTGACCACGCTTAAGCACACCACCTTCAGCAAGCTGCGGAGCGTCAAGCTCATCTATCCTTGATATCGATACCTTAGGAATCTTATTTAGAATTGATATAGCCGAGTTAATTGCCCGGATAAAGCCGTTGATGATTCCTGTAGCCTTGCTCAGTATCGCATTGACCGCTGATGTCACAGCACCTTTCAGGCCGTCTGCTATTGCTGTTCCGACCTTGCTAAATATGTTCTTGATCTTCTGCCAGGTGGAGCTAAAGAAATTCACCATCGGTGAAAATGCATTCTTGATTCCCTCCCAGGCTTTGCTGAATATATTCTTAAACCAGGATCCAACAGAACTAAATACCGACTTTATGCTATTCCAGATTCCGCTAAAAAAACCAGATACCACAGACCACACAGTCTTAATATTATTCCATCCTGTTGTAAAAATATCTTTAAAAAACTTTCCAACTGCTGCAAAAGCTGATTTAATTCCATTCCATATACCTTTAAAAAAGGCAGGCGCTGCATCCCATGCTTTCTTGATTCCCCGCCACGCAGCAGTGAACGACTCTCTACAGTTATTGATCACTGTAACTATCAGCTTGATAGTAGCCTTAAGCGTCCCTGAAAGCATTTTACAAAACCATTCAAGGATTGGCTTTAATACATTTAGACAATTTTCCATCAGCATCGATAGTAATTCCATTATCGGAGGTAATATCATATTTACCAAGTCAATCAGCGGCTCAACCACCTGCATCACCATATCTATGATCGGCGTGAGCATATCTAACAGCGGCTGGAGCAAATCAAGCACAGGTTGGAGAATAGCCATCAGTACAGGCAACAAAGTCTGGATTATCTGAGCAATCGGTGGCAGAAGCATCTCTATGAGATTGGCCAGCACCGGAAGTACCGACTGAATGATCTGCATCAAAGGTGGCAGTAACGCATTGATTAAGTCCAATATCACCGGCAATACTGTCTGGACCATCTGTAAGATGTTTGGCAAAACACTTTGCACAGCCCCAGAAACGGATTGTAAAGTATCCGAGAGTGTCTGTCCTATCTGTCCGCCTATCCCAGGGAGCAGTGCCTCCAGTATACCCGGAAGATTGTTCACTATCTCTGCCAGAAGGGCTGTAGCGCCCTGGACGAGTGCCGGTAAAAGCTGTTGAATCAGTGAGGGTATATACGGAACAAGATTCTGCACAAGCTGTGATATACCTGTCACTACCCTCGGCAGTGTCTCAGCTATTCGTGGTACAAGATTATCAGCCACAGCCATAACAGAATCAACCAGATTATCCATGAGCTGCCCCATGTCCTGTGATGGATCCGCCATACCTATGAGCAGGTTAGCCCATGCGGACTTCATCATGCCGATGGAACCCTGTATTGTCGTGGCTGCTTCTTTTGCGGTTGTGCCTGTTATTCCCATATCAGTCTGTACAACATGAATAGCCTCAATCATCTTATCGAATGACACACTATTGACGTTATCTGCTGTCACAGTCATGGTGTCACCAAGTACACCAGAATCATTGATAAGTCTTGCCATCTCGGATGCAGTACCGCCATAACCAAGCTTGAGGTTATCAAGCATCGTGTAGTTTTGCTTAGCAAAGCCCTGATATGCATTCTGTATAGATGCCATATCAGTTCCCATCTTGTTGGCATTATCTGACATATCTGTGATAGCAAGATTTGCTTTCTCAGCCGCCTTGGCCGTGTCACCATCCAGTCCCTGCAACAATGATGCAGAGAAGCTTGTGACAGTGTCCATGTACTCATTTGCCGAAAGTCCAGCCGTCTTATATGCATTGTTTGCATATTCCACGACCTTATCGGAGCTGTCCTTGAACAGTGTCTCAACACCGCCCACAAGCTGCTCGTAGTCTGCATACTGCTCTACAGCACTCTTTGTCATTGCAGTTAAACCAGTCGCCACAACGGTAGCTGCGACTACTCCAATCTTAGCCGCCGCTACTGATACTTTAGCTAGTGCTTTTACTGATGTAAGAGCACCTTTACCTATGGCTGAAAACATTGACTTCATTTTAGCCTTGATATCCACTGTCTTCTTTCCAGTCTTATCAAGGTGCTTGTCTACCTTCTTGTGCGTCTCACCAGCTACATATCCAATGTCTGCATAGGCTTTCTTCATAGCTTCAGATGCACTCATCCCCTGTTTTCTATACTCTGCTGCAGCTTTTCCCACATCACTTTTTAACTGATTTACGGTCTTGCCTGATTCAGCCGCTATCTGCGACAGGCTCTTTCCTGTATTAGCATTCCCTTCTGCTATTTCAGAACTGCTTTTTGTTGCAGACCTTCCAATGTCCTGAAAGAACTTGCTTAGTCTGCTTTGAGTCTTGCCAGCTTTTTCACTAGTCTCGTCCAGGCTTTTTTTTGCCTCACTTGCATCTACGGCTATTCGCCCTAATATTTTAAAAACTTCCAAAAGGGTCTACCCCCTTTCCTCGATAATAAAAAATAGAGACACACGTTCTGTGTGCCCCTATGGTTTAAAATTCTCTATGATTGACATAGAATCCTTTATGGTTGCTTCAAGCTCGCTTCTGCTCTCAAATGCCCCCGATCTGACAGGCTGTGAACCGCCGCCTGATGTGCCGTACAGCCTTGCCTTGAAGCCATTGAATGATATATTTTCCCAACACTTGTGAATATACATATCCCAGAGCTTATCATCATCATCCAGACGCACAAACGTGCATACAAACTCATCAAAGCTCTGATTGTCTATCATCGTATCAAGCAGAGTGTACGGATCCGCATATCGTTTAAATATGAGATCCATGAACTTGAGATAGCCTACTGTTTCTTCTTGAACAATCTTGAAACAACCTTGATAAAATCCGCAAAGTCCGGAAGTGTGACCGCATCATACAACATCTGTGTGAATACAGAGAGGTCAAGATCTGCTACCTCATCCACTGTCATTCCTGACAGGCGTGACAGGCAGACAAATACCTCACGCTGACAGTCTGACAGCTTTGCCAGGATCACATCTGCAAGCTCGAATGCAAGACCAATACCCACATTCTCAAGGAACTTCGATGTGTCCTCATCATCCTCGCCATCACCAGCAAGCTTCTCACGTTCTTTTGCTATAAGCTCTTTGAACCCATTGTCGCTAAATGAATCTTTGAAGTCCTTTACCCCCAGCTTGCTGAACAGTTTCAGGAATGCAGCTATATCTGTTGCTTTGGGATTCCTAAGCGTATATGGTTTGATCTCCTGCACATCTTCTGTTGCCTCGGCATCTTCTACTACTTCTGTCTCTTCAACTACTTCAGTATTCTCTACTACTTCTATATCTTTGTTCTCTTTTATCTCGGTTGTTCCCATGATTATCTCTCCTTTTCTATGTCAATTAGTCTGTTACTTCTGTGCTGGAATCTATAGACTGCTGAACCTGCTCCGTTGTCGTGCCGGTAGGCAGATAGATGTGGTATGGCAGTGTATCAGTTGCTGGTGACAGATCCGCATAACACTCCATTGTCAGCGCAAATGTGCCATTCTCCTTGTTCTTGCCCTCTATCTCAAGGCCTGATGTACAGAGCGCATTGTCAAAGATCACGATAACAGGACGACCATCTAAGAATCTTCCAATATATCCAAAGTTCTCAATATAATCATCCTTTTCAATTCTTGCCTTGGATTCGATCACATCGTACCCTTCCGCTGTTGATGTGCCATTCTGTCCGATAATAGCCATCTTGATCGTCTCAGGCGACAGTTCAACCATGTTAGTATCCATCTGTGCTGTCTCGCCTGTCTTAACTGCTAGTTCCTTAACCTTAACAGATGCACCATCGACCTCTATATCCTTGAGCTCAGGCTTGATTGACAGCTTTGTACCGCCAGATGTTGCACCGATTAGAGATTCAGCAAAGTTCCATGTCTTTTTTGATGCATCATACTTGAGCCCTTTATGAATCGTTCCGGCACCAAACACAATGTTCTTCGGTGTCTTGTCTGTGATACCGGATGACTTAAACTCTTCAAAAGTTAATGTATCTGCCATGATATAATCACCTTCCATTCTTATATTCTTTAATAGTCAAATTGATCTGTATACGTTTGAGGTCTGCATCCCCTGTTGGCACTGGTGACGCATTCCCATAAAAAACGGCAACCCCCGCACCACTTGCAAGGATTGCCGTTCGTTCAATATTCTGTTCTATCTTCTGCTTGTACTTCTCCAAGCTGAACCACGAGCCTCTTGTGAATCCATCTATGATGAATGTTATTTCCTGACATCCATCTTCCTCAGGAGTATCCCCCTCGGAGTATTCACCAACAAAATATGCCTCCGGCGGGTCATCCTGCCACTCCATGAATGCATATGGAATCTCAAGCTCATCTTTGAGTACATTGTTGATATATGATAATGTCTCGCCTGTCATGCCATCACCGCCTTACTCACTGAACGTCTGATTGAGAATAGAGCCAAGTCGCCTGATGATCTTGCTCTTGGTCTTGTCAAAGGCTTTCTGTAAAGGCCTGAGAGGCTTTTTACCATAGGTAAAAACAGCTACTATATTCCCTGCCTTATCCTTTTTTACCTTACTGAACTTGCTGGCTTGTTCTAAACTCATTCCATCAGGTCCCACTGGAGCCCACCATCCGCCTTTACGGCCATTCTTTTTCAAAGCATATTCACCTGTTCCATACTCTTCCCAGATTGCATTCTCCCTAGGATTTCCAATTACCGCCTCACCCTTATCTTCATCGACATAGTGAGTCCATTCGCCTTTGGTGTGACCTGTATCAACTCTTGTCTGTGCTATCTTGGTCTGAGCCTCAACCTCTACAGCAGCTTCGTACAAGAAGGCTACAATCGAATCATTCAGAGCCGCCTCAACCTTTATTCTGTTGTCTGTGAACTCCACATTTCCCATTACTGCCCTCCTGTGTACTTCAGATATATCTCAAGTTGCTCATGCATCCCCATCGGATCATCTATCAGCATGATGTCATATACCTGACCATTAACCACCATACGGCTATTCTCAGCCTTGATCATGTCACTGAGCTGTTTATAATCAGCCACAAACATATGCGTGGATTCCTGCACCTTGGCATTGTATGTTGTGTACTTGCTGTCACCGCCTGAGAGGTCAAGCCAGCCGGTCAAGGTATCCTCTGACACCCATGCAACTTCCTGTTCACCTATCTCGTTTCTGGTTATGCTCTTGATCTGTATATCAGCAACTGCATTTCCGCCTATTCCTCTCATATTCAAAACCTCGCTTTCATATATGGCCTTAAAAAGCCAAGAAGCGACTTTGGATATCCCATGAGGGAATTGTCGCCATCCATGTTGAAATAGGCCACATAGTGTCTGCTGATGGTCTCAGACTGTACGCCAACCTTATCCCTGTTGTTCAGATCCCATGAAAGCATGTTGGCAACTCCCAGCTTGATATCCATCGGATACACTATCTTTGTCACCATAGCAACCGGTTCGCTTACAAGCTCCTCATTCACTTCTATATGTCCATTGTCCATATCCACAGCTTTGATGGTGTATAAGCCATCGTTATAGTGTGATTCTGACACCTGTACGGTGTCGCCAACCTTGAACAGCTCTGATGCATACTGGAAACCTGTCATAGAATCCACAGGTGCAACAAACCGCCTGTTTCGATCCTGGAAATTGTTGTTTGTATACTTTCGGATCAGGAGCTCAAGCGCCTGAAGCTTAGCCTCAAGCACCGGAGCTTTCTCCTTGGTGTCTACGTACTTCTTAAGTTCATCGACAGTCATGATCATATGACCACCGCCTTACTTCTTAGGGATAACAGTATACCCGTCATGCTCCGTGAACCAATCTGCCATACGCTTTGATGTGATCTCTGCCTTTCCGTTTGCGAACTGGACACCACCGGCGCCTATTCCACAGTAAGCAGCGTTATTATTAACAGATACTGTCCAGCCTGTAGGCTCCCTCTCTGTCTTTGGCTCTGCCACTACAGGCTCAATAACTTCACTTGTCTGATCTACTGTCTTCGTTTCCTTTGTTGCCATACTCAATCACCCATCCTTCCTTATGCAATCTTGATATTTCTGAGTACACCTGCATGCTGTGTATTCTTGAGGACTGTAGCTGCAATCATCTCAACCTCAGCGTCCTTGACAGTGCCAGGCTCGTTGAAGTTTGGAAGATACTGATCAATCACTGAACCGCCATTCAGGCTGATTCCGTGGAATCCATCGTTTACGTCAAACTTGACTGCATAGACGTCTGTAAGACCTGTTGTTGCCGAGCTCTCCTTTGCGATGGTTCTTGAAAGTCCCTTCTTGACTACATGACCAGCAGTTGCAGCACCGCTGCTTACAGTGTAATAGTCCTGCATATCAACAAGCTTGACACCATCAATAGTAGTGACACGCTTTCCAAATGCTTCCTCACTCTCTGTCTTGTATCCAAGGATACGAGCCACTGTCTGAATCTTAGTGATCATCTCTGTGTTAGTGAGCACCGCATCAGCATCTGTGGTCTTGACAAGAAGGCTCAGTGCCTCATAGAACTCATCAGCATTAGACTTGATCGCTGTGATAGATGACAGATCAATAGCCTTGTCTGTGCCGTATTCTGTCGTGGTTCCTGCAAGCATGGAATCAAGTCCCTGGAACTCAGGGTGATCAGTTGATGCTGTTGTAGTTGCATCACCATTGATCAGTGTATAGTGGAAGAGGTTTACCACTGCCTTGATATGTTCCTCTATCTGATATGCCATATTGTCAAAGTTGCCTGCTACTCTATTGAGCACTCTGTCCATCTGAACAGCTCCGCCCATGATTGCAAGATTAGCCTCGCACTCTTGCTTAGTAGCCGCTGATGCAGTGTAAGAACCGCCTATCTTTCTGAACTCTGCTGTTGCTGGAAGTACCTTTCTGAGATACTTGTACTTCATTGTTGAGCCACCACCTGACGCTGATACGCAATCATCAAATGTGAGCATCTGAAGTATAGTTGACTGTCTGAGGAAGATATCTACAATCTGTGAGAATACCTTATCACTCATACCTTTCTTGATTTCCTCTAATGTCATTGACATAGTTTTCACCATTCCTTTCTACTTACTACTGGGTATTGTTCCCTTCATATTTCTGTCTCAATGCCTCTGCCAGGTCCTTAGGTTCTGCATTCGTATTACCCTGATTTCCATCTGGCAGCTTATTCTCTATGATGTTCCTCTTGCCATCATCTGAGCCGGATGAAGCTGTGAACTGAGCCGGGAACTGAGTCTTTAGGTCTGTGAGCATGCTGTCCCAGCCTTTGATATGGCCTTCATCATCAAGCTTCAGTTCCTCATTCTTCTCCTTGAGGGCTGTCTTGATCTTATAGGTCATATAATCAGTATCAACCGCATGAGCCTCAAGCAGAGCCACCTTGATAGCCGAATTGACCTTAGTCTCCTCAAGCTCCTTCTGGAGTCTTGCATTCTCAGTCTCGTAAGTTGATATCTTCTGCTGCATGCCCTCATCACCCTTAGAAGCTTTCTTAAGGTCCTCAATAAGCTTATTTGCATTGCCAATCTCCGTGTCTTTGCCGGTGATCAGTCCGTTGAGCTTCTCAAGTTCTGAATCATACTTCTCCTTGCTGACGTACTTGCCCTCGGACAGATCTGTATATCTTACATGCTTGAGCTTATCTGTCTCTGTGCTGTTCTTCTCGTCAATCTTCGCCTGTACCTGCTTATACAGGTCATCTCCTAACAGTTCCTTTAATTCCATTGTTCCATCCTTTCTTGGCTTTAATCGTAGCCACACATGGCAGTTATCACTCTTGCCGGAGTTATTCTTTATCGGTCACAGTTTTACTGCCTTGAGCCGATTTTGGGCATAAAAAAAGACCATGTTTTTATCATGGTCTGAATTAACTGCTATTAAATTACGATACATTTAGTACCACATAACTAACTTCTCTTCTGGTATATCCTTTTCATCTTTAATTTTCCTTAATATATCAAGTGCATGGTTCAAATATATTGGAAATTCTCTATCCATAGGTGATATTGTCATCTCCACTTCTTTTCCCGACTCTATATTTATTGTTATTCTTCCAATTTCTCCACTACATTCAGGGTCGTAATCTGCTGAAATAATACCATTACTCTTTTTTATATTTTTTAATTTTAGCATAAAACTCACCTGCTTCCTTTGAATAATTATATACCTTTGATGTCTCAATATGTGCCTTTTCCTGCGACATTCCTGATTGCATGAGCTTTTTCTCCATGATTTCATGTTTCAGTAATGTAATATCATGTTTTTCTGGCTTGCCAGACATTAACCTCTGCCAAGATTCTGCCATCATATAATCAGGAGCAAAATATTCTTTTTCCTCGCCACCCAAATCATGCTTTTCTAGGAATATATAATTCTTTATATCTTGGATTTCTTTTTCCGATATGCCTGTAGCTTTTGATATCTTAACAACATCTGTTGTCATGCTACGAACCAATCCATAATATGTTTCTGCGTGTTTTTGGGCTTTCTCGCCAAATGGGTTCCTCGCCCCACTAATTGCACCTGATTTTATTGTACCATCATTAATAATATTTTCAACATCTTTCTCATGCTCAATCTCAAACGACACTTTAAAATACTTCGTCTGATACTCCTCAAAATCCTTTGTCTTATCCAGTCCGAAGTATTCCGCCCGTTTTCTCAGCGTCTCAAGCTCTTCATCATCCAGCGCCCACCTGGCACGCTGCAAGAGACAGCACCGGCAGTTGCAGTCCTCAGAGGCAAGACCAAACATTCCAGGAGCCTCAACCTTGAGATTTGCCACCTCAAAAGGCTCGTCTATTTCCCTGATCTGTCCGTCAAGGAGCCTGTGGTTGTCTCTTGTTCTGCCGTCAAGCGTTGAATCCCACTGCTTTACTATGTCCGCTCCTTTGCTCTTTGCGGCATGCATAGCATCAAGTGCTGATGCGTTCTGTATACGGTGTCCCTCCGTCCTTGCTATGCGGATTGAGTTGTTGTAAGCCTTCTGAAACGGTGTATTTGCCATGTGCCTTGCAAGTTTGCCTGCCACCTCATTCCACGTTGAGCCATTTGCAATGCCTCTTGATACCTCTGCCCTGACCGCTTTCTTGAGGTATGTCACATCCTCGCCCATCTTGTCATATAGCGACTTACTGAGCTTGCTGTCCGTCTGAATAGCTCTCACAACTGCCGCCTGATCTATCGGCATGATGATAGGGATTCCTGTCTGCTGCAGGTCGTACATTACGCCTGTGTATCCGTCTCTATAACACTTCGTCAGGTAGTCAGACACAGTTGCATATGAGTTAGACTGCAAGTTGCTCAGAACACCCTCAAGCTGCGCTTTCAAAGCCTCCTGATACTGTTTCTGATAGATGATGCTCTGCAGATTCTCCATATCGGTTCGTTCTGAGAGCTCTCTTATCTTTTTCTCACAATCTTTCAGGGCATGCTGATATACTTGCTTGAGTTCCTTGATAGTCTGCTTTTCTCTATTTAGTTGTGCCTGTGTTACCTGCTTTTGTGCGTTGTTCACTTGATCACTCCAAACCAATCGTCATAGTGAATGTGTGCTTTTCTCCCGGCTGTAATACTACCGGCTCTGGTAAGACTTCGCGCGTCAATAATAATGTATTACCACTGGTATCAGTGCTGACAACACCGTATTCTTTAATTATAATGTTAGAGTTCGCTTCGATTGTCCGGCTAAACACAGTGCATAACGTATCGTATGTCCCGATTGAGGTCTTACTATGTGTAAGGACTGAATAATCAGTTATTAAACTTTCAAGCTTATAATCGTCAATGCTTGCACTGCTGTCACCCGAACCGAGCAAGAGTCGCATTGACTGACCAGCACTATAATCAAGTCCATTACCCGATGCGAAACCCAAAAAGTTACCAATATTCCCGTATCCTTGCGTGACATACTCCCCATCAACTTTTTTTGCAGATACGTTTAGTTGCGTATCTGTTTTAGCGATCATACACGCCATGAAATTCTTAGTTATCATTCTTGTCCTCCTTACTCCGTATATGGTGCGTGCGTGACTATTGTCTTTATATCACCACTATTTGATGATGTTGTTGATGTTTCAATAACCTGTGTCAAACTGATACCTGTTTGTATCTCTTTGGCATTATTGATAATTACATCGAAGCTGTCTGTACTTGCGGTCTCAACACCTTTTTCAGTGATGACCGCCGCAAGCTTCTCTTTGACATCACTGACATGTTTTTTTACATCTTCCATCTCCTTGTAAAGCTGTCCTGCAAGATCTGTCATATACCGCTCTTCAATCTCACTCTCAACCGCCTCACAACCATCAAAGACTTTCATTCTTGTGAGCTTGGTGTTGATCTCGTTTAGTATATTGCCGTCAACATCCAGCTTTTTGAAGCATATAGTAAAGCCGACAGTTCCTGGCATTGCACATACAGTAGCACCGACAAGCCAGTCAAATGTAAGCGATACTGGAGCATCACTTGCGTCCATGGATACTATAACCTTGTCAACTATGTACCTGTCTTTCTGTTCTTCCGCATTAACATAATTTATCGATATCTGATAATCTGTGAGATCTATTCCCTTATATCTTGCCGGCGCTTCAAAAGTCAGTCGGTTTACATCTTTATCATGATATACACCAATGACCTCACCAGCCGGCACCAGCACCGCTCTAGTATCAAGATCTATCTTGTATACTTTATTACTTTCCATCTGTTACACCTCCGTTCTCACCATCTGTATTTATGTTATCAAGCACCTTCTGAGTCTCTTTCGTGTTCTCCTCCTCATTCTTAGGCAGCTTGTCCTTGATCTCCTCATAATCAATATCAAGCCAATCACAGATAGCTTTGATAATCGTCTCATCATTAAGTATGCTTGCAACATTAAGTATTGTATTGATCTCTGTCTGCCTTACCTGAGCCTCTGTAAGCTCTATCTGTGCATTTTCCTGTGCATTGCTCATAATCTCATGAGCGAACTCAAAATAAACATCCTCGGCCTTATATGCCTTGTTCTCAGCCTTGTTGATCTCGTCAATGGCAATCTCTACTATCTTCCTTAAGAACTTCCTAAGAGCTTTCTCGATCTTTTTTGCCTTAAGGTCAAGGAGAGAATAAGCCGCCTTAATGGCTATATTCGTAGTTGCTGATGTGTCCTTGAGTCCGGCGGTATTCAGTCCCATGCCGAACCTGTATATATTCTTTTCATCAAGCTCCAGTTTTGCCTGTCGTGCCTGGTATGGCACATCAACAGTCTTGACATCTACGTCACCATCCTCACCTATACCTATGATCTTCTTTGTTTTGAGGTTTGTCTGAAGCTCATTCAGGTTGTCTCCCTGAAAGCCTTTGATAGCATATAGTGGGGAATCAAAGTCTATGAGGTTGTTTGACAGGCTGGAAGCCATCAGGTCATAGTCATCTATGAGTGGCTTTACAGGCTTAAGACTTGAGAACTGCTTTTTGTTGTTGTCCAACCGAAAGAATGGAATATAGCCAAATCCATCGAAGTAGGTGGCCTTATCTCCATTATTCTTTGTATAAAGTACATGAGGCTTTGGGTTGATTAGTTCAGTGTCATCTTGCACCACCGTCCCATTATCAACCTGGACATAATAATATGTCTGCTTATCATCCCAGACCTGTATTCTCTCAATAGTCTTGTGCCCTTTGTCTATCCTGTCCGTATAGTGGTAAATCGTGTATGCACAGCCATCATCTGTGTCCTTAGCTCTTACCTCAATAATTCCGATACTGTCAGCATTTGCAAATGACATCATATCCTTGGCATTCTTGTATGCGTACATATACGCAAAGCCTTTGACCTGCATATCTGTGATAGCGTCAGAAAGCTCAGACATGAACTCATCATTGTTGTTGAAATACTTGTCCATGTGGTTCTGCAGTTCAGTGTCGTTGGACTTTACAATGCCATCCCCTGATAGGATATACTGAGTGCACTGGTCAACCAGCTCTGTAAAGAACGGATGTGGTATCTTCACATTACTCCTAGTCTTGTCCTCTACCAGTTCGCCGTCCGCATTGTAATAGAACAATCTATACTTCTTTATGTCATGATCGCCGTCATAGTATCTTTCGCCTGTCCGGGCGAACTGTTTCTTTTCTGATGTGCGGTCACTGTCTATCAATTCTTTTATCTCGTCAGGGGTTAGCATTTTTTCACCTCTCTATACCAGCCATGTTCCCTTAGGCTTATCATTCTCATATACACCAGTCAGAGCATCAGGCGCATCATCATGAGCGTTCTTACCCTCTTTCTGATACTTCCGTATCGCCTCGGCAAATTCCGGCCATCTGTCTTCCCAGTTCACAGGGAATAACACATTCTGCATCACACCTGTGCTATTTGACAGGATCCTTGATGTCTTATTCTTTGACTGAAAGAACCACTGTATTTTAGTGTGAGTATTTCCCAAGGCTTTCAGTTCTCTTATAACGTTTCTACTGAATCCATGACCGCCATTGTTACTTTCTATCAAAGCATTACCGACATTATTCTTAGTCAACATCTGAGCTGTCGCTGGTTCAGTCACTTCCATAGGTGCCTTTGTATATAAGACATCAAGTATGTAGTATGTACTCTCATACATGCCATAACAAATAGAACACAGATAATCACTACCTGTGTCCGCTGTATCTGTATAATTCAATATATATTTGAACAGGTTATTGCCCTTACTATCCCTTGGAATATCCGTATATGTCTTGATATGGCTGTATAATCTGCCTTTGACATCTATTGGCTCCTGCTGATAATTCGCAAGGACTATATCCTTATTCATGTTCTTTGTTTTTATCTTGTAGTCCTTATATGACAGGATAGCTTCGCAGAGCATTGTTCCATCGTCTTGTACTGCCTTGTAATTGATATGAACTACATTGTCATAGTTGGCAAGTACATATCCGGCAAGATCTTTTGTTGACCATCTTGTCATAATTATGATGATTTTAAAATCATTCTCTGTTCTGGAGAGCATTGTATTGTTGAACCAGTCAATCTGCTTCTGCAATACTGATTCATTGTAGGCTTCCTCACTGTTCTTGATAAGATCATCTATTATCATGATATTACAGCCAAATCCTGTTGCTGTACCTGTCGGAGAAGTTGCAAGGTAATTAGCCTGCTGACTGCCCTCAAGGCTCCATTTCTGTGCTGCAGCCTCTCCGTATTTTATTTTTGTGCCAGGGAATATATCTCCATATGTCAGAATGCCCTCTGTAGGCTTTTCTGCTATAACATCCCTGACAGCCTTTGCAAATGTTCCTGACAGGGTCTCATTATATGATCCTGTCATAACCTTTTTGTCTATACCATATTTACCAAATAACCACTGAACAAATTTAGTAGCTGTTCGTGATTTTCCATGTCGTGGTGGCATATTTACAACCATTATCTGTTGTTCTGCATCTTCCACGAACCACTGTAGCTTATCTGCAAGATCATGCAGAAAGCCTCTGTCGTTACTATAGAAATCAGGAGAAGTCAGCTTGCAATACTGCCAGAACTCTCTCCTTGATAGCTCTATCTTTAGCTGTTGCTGTAATAAAGGGTCATGTCTATCAAACGTCATCAATAAGTTTCTTCAATTCTTCGGTTGTAAGCCCCTCAAATGCATTTGGTGTGGTATTCTTCACTTCCACCTTTTCTGTGAACATACCCAAATGCTTACCCAGGAGCTCCAACGCCTGTATCTTGCTGTAAGGCTTTATTTCAAAGCCGTCTCGACCCTTTTTTATAACTGCAATAGCTTTCTTTTGATCTTCTGTCAGTTCATCCGTCAGAATAGGCTCTACTGTCCTGTATTTCACCTGATTGCCGTCCTCGTCAAGTACCGGGACCATGTTTCCATCAACCTCTACCATAGCGTCCTTTTCAACCACTCTTGCATAGTCAGATGCCTTTGCAAATGCGATAAGTGCAAGCTCATGCAATACTCTATCCTGAGTTATTTCTGTGCGCTTTTCACGCTCTTTCTGACGTTCTTGAATATATGCTTTGACGTTAACATTGGTTAACAATCTGCTTGCAGCGGCCTTTGCCGTCTCGTCTTTTTTCACAGATGGATAAGCAACCTTATAAGCTCGTGTGCCATTAAGGTCAACCAGCCATTCATCTGCAAATCTTTTTTGCTTTTCTGTTATCGCTCCCAAATGTCACACCTTCTTTCTGTTACTTTCTCACTCTCTTCGGGATCACAATCTTGTACAGCGGTTTACATACATTCTTTACCTCTCCACCCCAATTTATAGTTGGCTGAAATTTGTATATCTTAGTGCACTTAGCCATCACCTTTATCATGGCTATCGGTAAAGCCAATCTACCAAGTACAGGATGTATGTATTCAAAACTATATTCAGGTCTTACGACCTCAAACCTTTTAATCTTACTCATATCTCACACCTCATACAAAATAGCCCAGTGGGGAGAGATCAGCGTTCACTTTTCACAAGGGGAGGTACAACCACTGGGCATAAGAAAAGGGACACAACCGATTATGGCGAACGGTCATGTCCCTTATGAATCAATATTTCATGGTCTATCTTACAGCACAACCATGTGTTTGTACAATGCTTTTAGTGTGCTATAAATGTGTCAGATTTTAGATAATCGCCCCATGTCCGCTGGAACTCCTGCAGAGCCCAGCCATGAGCATGTCTTATCCAGTCATATGAATATTCCATCTCCTCTGCAATATCCTTTAACGATTTATAGTTTATGTACTTCTGATACAGTATCTCCGTATACTTCGTATTACGCAACTGACACATCTGGTGAACTGCTTTATTTCGGAAATCTTCAAATGTTTTTCTGCATTCATTCATCTCAGTTTCAAGGTCAACATATCTGCCAACTGTACGACTCATAGTATCTGCCACGGCACTGGACTGTACCCTTTCCTTTGAATAGTCAAATCCCCCCGGATTCATTGCAAGTTCTTTCATCTTGAAATATTCATTGCTTAACCTGTCCATGTAATCCTCAAGCATTTTGACCTGATTTAGATACTCTTTCGCTTTCACCGCCTCACCTCCTACTTGTTCTCCCGGATGGTGAAATCCAAGCCTGTTTCTTCCTTTAGTGTCTGTATCAGATCGTCCCAGATAATTTCTTCATCACACAGCGCATCAGTCTTTAAATTAAATCTTTCGCAGAATCTCTCAAGCCTCTTCTGTCCAAAATCAAACTCATCCCGAAGTACCATGCAGCTCATTATCAAAATACAATCTATTGTATTCAGTTTGATTTTATACACAGCTTCGTCAAGCTGCTTCTGGTTGACCTCAAGCGGAACAAACATGGCTCCTCTGACCTTGAGTTCTTTCTCTGCTGCTTCCATGCCCTGTGTCTTGATGACATTCATCAGCCATGCAGCCCCCGCCATTCTTGCTTCGTGTAGCTTTCTATCTGACTTTGCCATCCTCTCACTCCTTCCGCATGAATCTGTTCATCAAATGGTTGTCAGGATCCATTTTTATTCTAAACCCTATCTGTCTTTCTCCAAGCGGATCATTGAGCTGTGCCCCATCAAGGAAATCTCGCAGTTCTTCCAGACAGTCTGGGCATAGATCCTTTGTCTCTACTGGATCATCGAACACATCAACCATCCTTGCCCTTATCGCCGCTCCGTGTTCAAACGGCAGGTCATAGAACCCGCCGCATCTATCGCATTTGCCTGCATATGCCATTATGTATCACCTCTCCTTTATCAATTCTGGATTATCAAATATGTTGCCAATAATTTCAACTCGATTTCCGTTTTGAACATATTTCCATAAATCATCATTCAAAGACCCACTTCCACTCTCTCCCATTCCGATAGCAAAAGTTGTCCTAAAATCTTTATAAAATACTTTTCCAAGTCTTTTCTTTGTATCTTTGTCCGGGAATGGACAATCATCATTATCTCGTTGGAACAAAATAATGTCACCTTCCCATATCAGCTTGCCGTTCTTATCCTTCAAGCCTGTGCACTGACAGATAGTATCTGGTCGCACTTCAAATGCAAATGGTACCCCTGCTTTATTGCTGATATACCATTTATTTTCCTTACAATGTAAAAATCCTGCAACCCACTCTCCATTACAAATTTTCGCCTTGAATAGGCATCTATCTTTCATCTACTCCACCTCTTTCGCATCGTTCAAATTCTATTACCCACACCCACGGGTTCGCATCCCAACCGTAGCGGTCAATGTCGGATTTCTTGATGGTGGAGTTCCAAAGTTTATGAAATCCATCGATCATATTAGGGTCTCCACCACTATCTGGATCCGAAAGCGTTGGATGCCATCCGTTGTTTTCATAACATGCTTCATCCCAAGGGTCTGTGCCCTCCATGCATGCTTGTTCTTCTGTAATCTCCTGCAACCGCTCCACCCTCACATCCGTAACCTTAAGCCAGATTCGTGCCGCTTCTTTCGGCATGTGGATGGATGGCTTCCATTCATGGCTAAACCATTTATTCACGAATTTATCGTAATCAAAACGGTCAATAGAATCTGTACTTCCGTTTGCAAATTGCAGTTGCACACCATCACCACCTGCTTTAAACATGATATCTGCTTTTGCTTCATATCTGTGCGCTCTCCAGCATTTCCATGTTTCCCGGACATACAGAATATCGCCCGGGCATATCGGACAGGTACGTTCTGCTATGCTTAACTTGTCTGTGTGCTTCCCGTCCGCATAATTATGTACTGCGTAAGTACGTTTATCAGGATCATAATAATCCATATCCGGTACTGTACACTCATTTGCATCTTTACATATTCTCCTTGTGCAACTCTTTCTCCCGTCCAGAATTGCCCGAACCATCTCAGTATTGAATAAAATCGGTTTAATTGCCATTTACACCACCTGCCTTTACTATTTCGATGGCTCGTTCTACCATTCTTCTTTGCGCACAGTCCCAACAATCAATATCCGCAAAAGGGCAAGCATCAAATTCGCACGCATCAAGTTGTTGTAGTTCTTCCAACCTCTTCACAACCTTATCTACACAATATGCGGTCTTCTGATTCTCAATCATATCTTTGAAGATATGCACATTTTCCGCAAGGGGTATTTCTTCCATTAGAATTTTTGTTAACTCATCTGCATCAATCAGTCTCATCGTTCGCCCTCCTGTTCCATCATCAAATCCAATTTCTGCCCACAGTTCGGGCAGTAGTTATAATTATCGTAGTCAACCTCATACCTTTTCTCACAGCAAGGACATATCCATGTATCATATACAAGCTCACCATTGTAATATCCATCCCCCTCGTAATCCGGTTTCTTTGCTGTCTGCTTCCCCACAGATTCACGGCATTCCTCAACAGTCCCGATCTCACGGTACTGCTTTAATTCTTCCAACCACTCGGCAAGCTGTTCATGTTCCTCGGCACATTTTTTACACTGCATTGGATAATAATGTGCATCTTTATCATAATGGTTCTCATATTCAGCCATTCTGCGCTTCGCAACATCTCTTGCGTGCGCTATTGCTTCATCAATCGTCATACTCATTTAATTCTCCTTCCACTCTTCATCACTCCAATCTAATTTCTGGCCGCAACTAGCACAATATCTACCATCAACCTGTTCAGTGCCACAATTAGGACATTTCCCATATCTGCTTTTAATTAAGGTACTGTGTGGGTAGAAGCTATATTTTTTCACCTTGGCCTTTTTTACTATCTGCTTTTCAAGTGCCTTGATCGCCATATCAAATGCCTTTCCGTCATCGTCCGTATGGGCATAATGCGAATATCTATAATCTCTTGATGCCTTTATTCTGGCTATTGCCTCTCTTTCTTCCATATCCAGCTTCTCCTTTCCACCCTGAACATTGCAGTGACCCTTTCCCACTCACGTATGTATTTCTGCAGATACGAGAGGCTGAACCCAGGAGAGTGAATCTCCTGAGCTATTGCAACAGCTCTCTGCAGCGTTGGATCCTGCATTTTCATTTCCGATATCTTTGGCATATCACACCTCCACTTCGCCGTCTGCCGGGAAGCGGAACACCTTTGGTGGCAGGAAGCAGAACGCCTGCTGATAACCACTACCCTGTAGGATCCCAGAACCGCCGTTACACGATATGTAACTTCCATACATCTTCGTCATATCCTCCAGCACCTTTTCGGCCTTTTCCCTAGAACTATATTCAGCCATAATTACACATTCTCCTGAATCGTCATTCCAACTGTATATTATTCTTGTTCCTTCACTCGTATAATCCATAGTGATAGTTCCATTTTCATACTCAATATCTATATAGCCCCAGCCTTTCTGACTAATTAACCTCATTACTCCTCAACCTTCCTTTCTGCTTCAATCCATCTGAGTGTGCATTCATGACAATGCCCTGTGCATCTACTGCCACCAAATCCGGCCTCATTCGGACACATAAGGATCTGTGCCAACTCTGTATCACTGAGCGACCGGATGTAGTCGCCGTTGGTCATCGGCTCATAGTTGTCTACTGCATTCTTGGTGCAGTGTGCGCATGGTTCCTGTGTCTCGTCCATGCCTCTGTATTTACAGTTTTCACAGCCTCTTTCTCTCTCTGGTACTATTTCCATCGTATATCGCCCTTCCTAATCATCTCTCTAATGTTTATGCTGCTGAAGCTCTCATGGTAGCCCTGTTCACTCTGCATCAGTACATGGTGCTCATATACCTTGATGATTGTCCAGCGCCTCCAAACTCTCACTGGGACATTCTCCTCTTTCCCACCTTTTGTGAGGATCCTCACCACCCGCCCAGGTCGGCAGATGGTGTTAAATGCTGCATCTATCTCAAATTCTGTCATGTGATCTCTCCTTTCACTCTGTAAGGAACTTATTCACAAAATACTGCTGTCCCTTGCCTGTAACCTTTGGTGTCCTAGTGATCCTGACTGATCCATCTGGATTGCTTATAGTGCTTTCCTTCACCTCGAACAACTTCATTTCCATGCTCCTCTGAGTTGGCATATTCCGATCTGAGCCCTCTCGTTTGATGAGGTAGCCGTTGTCACGTAGCCACTTAAACAAACGCTTCTGGCCGATGCTGACACCATTCTGGCTTATCAGCTTTGCAAGGTCTCCGATCAATATTGATGTATGACTTGCAGCAACCGCATCAGCAAATATAGCCTTGGGCTTCATGGTCTCTATCTGCTTGTCCCTTTCAAGTATCTTGTTCTGAGCCACCTGCAAGGCTCTGGCCATCAGTTCATCGTCTGTCATGGTCTCCTGTCCGGCTATGTAACCGCCGTTCTTACGGATGGATGGAAGCACCTCACTTGTCACCCACTTCTTGAACTTCTTTGCATTTGGCAGCTTGCTTGAAAGGATAAGACTATAAAGACCGGATTCATTAATAAGCCATCCTCCACGTTGACCTAAACTCGCTAACGATTCGTTATTGACTTTGTCATCTTCATCAACATGATCTAGCAATGCTTTACTTGAATTGGTGTAACCCAAAATCTCAGTTACATCCTTTCCCACAAACCAAGGCTCGCCATCCATATTCACTGTTCTGATCTCTCCAAACTCTGCATTCTTAAATATCTCTAAATCGTTCATTCCATACCTCCCATAAAATCATCAAGTTCCATCTGTGTTGCCGGTACATCTTCCCATGGCACTCCGATATAGTCTAGGACTCTTCCCCAGCCGAATTTCTCTCCAGTCTCTGGATCCGTGCAGCATCGATACATGTAGAACTCCCATTCCTTTGGATTCCTCTCTCTGAGTCTATCAAACCTGTGTGGTCGTTCTTCCATGTGAATTCCAAAACCGCACATACTGCATCCGGTTCTCTGTGCTCCTGTTGTCCTAAGTTCTCCGTTATCATTCACGATCTGACCATATATAACCGGTATGATTGTCTCAACCGGTTCATAGGGTATTGTGTTGCCAGCCTTATCCTTACTGTATGGCTGCTCATAATAAAGCTTTGCAAACACATCTGTATGTGCGTGATACCAAGTGTCCATCTCCTGAGCAAGTCTCAATATGTCATTTCTGAGGTATGGTGCAAATGGTGCTGATCTCATTACTGTCTTGCCGTAATAATTACACCCATGATCTGTGAGAGCTTCTTCTCTCTGACCACCTTCGGATGCCATCATGCCAAGGAACGGATAGCTTGAATGAGCCTTAGCCCAGTCATCGCATGGCTTCTCTTTCAGCCAGTAGCAGCAATCATTTGACACCTTGAAATTCGGCTTGTAATACATGACACCTTCATTCTCGTTCTCATATCCACCGAATAGATTGAGCCACTTCTGCGGCAGCTTCATGTGACTGTTCTTCTGGAAGTGTCCAAGCTCTCCGCATTCGCCTGTGATTATTGCATGTCGAACTGTCTTATTGTTTTCAGTCGGATTCTGAAGCAGCGCTATCTTTCCTGCTATTCTCTTGCTGATAACCGGGAACCCAACTTCATTGAGTACCTCAACTTTTGTCTTGAGTGGGTTCAGGATTGTCACTCCAAGGGCTTTATGTACCCGCTGTATACTCTTATCTTCCAGGGATGATACTGACACCGCTGGAACATTGATGCCTATTGACTTCAGAAATACGTGTAGTGTAATACTGTCAAGACCGCCAACACTCACATGAGCCGTTTTGTCTCGTATCCGCATCTGCTCCATGAACTCTTCGGCTCTAAGCCTGGAACGCCGCACCTTAACTTCATA